GCATTGGCGGCTGTTTGTGCATATTTGAATGTAGTAGCATTGGTAATTTCAGTTATTAAAAATGTACCATCAAACCCAGCAACTCCAGCAATCGTAACATTACGATCAGCAATATAAGTATGAGCCACAGTAGTTACCACTGTAACGACATTTGATGTGCGTGTAATGCTACTGATTACACGATCAGTTAATTCAGCAGGCAATTGAGTATTAATGACTTGTTGCTCTACATCATTTGGATAGATTGCATTAAATCTGTCTTTAGATACTAGCGGATCATCAATCCCACTAAGAGTTTCAATCTCTAATTCCTCTAGGGTATTAATATCAGTAGCACCAATACGCATATCAGATATTTGTAATGCGCCATAGCCCCAGACAAGCAATAATCTTAGGTAAGATGTATCAGTATTAGCTTCAGCATAAATTTGTGCGCCCAGTGGGGCAGTAAATCTTATCCTGCCTAATACAACAGGAATAGCACCGTAGGGATTTGGTTGATTGCTACCACCTTGTAATAAGTTTTGAGATTGTGATGTACCAGCATCTTTAAATGCAGGCGGTCTGATAGGAAAAATAGCATTAATTAATAATGTACCAACTATTGAAATAGCCGCTTGAGTAATAGCCAATGCGGTTGCGGTAGCTTCAATCCCCAATCCAGCTAAAACAGCAGGGGCAAAATAAGCTGCCGCAATAACTACGGCAATACTAAGTATAATTCTAAGCGCACCTTTACCAGCAACGGCACGATACTGGATCATATCGCCATCAACAGGTTTCATATCCCACTGATCTTGTGGCACTGGCACGCCATTTACCATGATCACTACATTGTTTTCAACATTTACATCATTGGCATATTCTTTTTTTATGTACTCAACAATTTCATTAATAGTAGAGTTTGCAGGTACATGACCATCAATGCGTACATTTTTTAATGGATTTGGGCAGGCAACAACAGATAAATCCCCTTTAGATAGGTTGCTATCGTAACGATAAGCACCCTCTAAGCGGTTTTTCCACTTGCCTTGATCATATCTCTCAATGGCAACATTAATATCCTCTATAACATGGATAAAATGCGTAGGTGATATAACAACACCGACATGGGATAAGCTACCCTCGGCACGCAGTATTAAAACATCACCCATAACTGGGTTATCTGTTCTAGTCCAACTCTCTTTGCTAATGGCAATTAATTCGGCAAGGCTGGCATGAGTATCGTCAGCATTGTATTGATCAGTATAAGATGGCAACTCAATATCGAATTGATCTTTATAGATCATTCGCACTAAACCCCAGCAGTCTAGTCCATTCTTATCTCTGCCCATTTTTTTGTATGGGATTGTTATGTAATCATTCCACCAATTGTGCATCAGAATAGCCCTGCAAAGTAAGACGGGGTAAAAGAATGTTGCGGAAAAGGCTCTGCGGATAAACTATCCACTACTAAATCAGCAGTAACGCTGTTTGCATTATAGCTGATTCCAGACATTAAAAATCCATCAAAAGCCACCTCTACAACATCTGGAGTGTTGGTTAAGACTAATTCTATTAAAACATTTAAGCTAACACTAGCCTCTCTGATTAATGGAATGATATATCGAGTAACATCATTAATAGTGATTTGGCATCTAGGGGCTGATTCTGTTTCCTCGGTTGGCAAATTAATATCGAATGGAATAAATATATAATCATTCGATCTACTGGGTATGCCATAAATGATTTCATCATCAGTAACAATTAATTGCGCTGTGTAGTTATCAGTAATGCGTATAGGGGCAGACAATCCATCACCACTAATAGTTATTAAGACTGCTAATGTATCGTCAGCATCTTGGCTAAACATAGCCCTTAAAGCGGCTGGTGATAATGAGGCTAAACGACTCATGGCAATTGCTCTAATTTCATTGTGATTGTGTAATGCTCAACACCTAAATAGCTTATATTGTAATATGCACCATCTGAATTTGGTACGATTCTTACTTCAATAGCCTCTCTAGTTCTTGGGTGAGGAAAATCAAACCTAGCAGTACCTTTGATAGTAAAGTTAATAAAATCATTTAGCGTGCTTATTTGATCATTATCCATCACGAATGATACATCAAAATAATTTGATCTAAATCCACGCCTACGCATTTTAGGTGCGCCCATATCCATAGGGGTAACGATAGTAATTACACCAGAGTTTTCAGCATAACTTGTAGTTACAAATTGAGGTAAACTAGCTGGGAATGTATAAGCCGCCATAATTATCGCCCTATTAATGTAGGTGTAGTATTAAATGTATTTTTGATTGCAGTGTTAGCAGAACTGCCACTCCGCTTGATCTCGCCAGCTACTAATTCACTGATTGTAACTTCAACCCTGCGATTGCCTCGACTATCAATTGTTTCATTGGTTGTAGCTTGCGCTGGGGTATTGTTATTGACCACCACTTGCACATTCGATCCACCGCCTTTCATGCTTACAGGGATTGATCGACCATCTGGTAATGGTACATAAGCCTCATTCATTCTGCCCTCGCCAAAAATTGAAACCTGTGGGCTTGTAGCAATACCGCCATTAGCATAGTTATTGAGTTTCATTGCACCATTGGGAGTCATTACATTACCATTAGCACTACTAACAAGATCCATAATGCCATCCGTATAGGTTGCTCCAGTATATGTATCACCAGAATATCCATTAGCCCCACCCATGCTTGCAGGTAATATATCCTTTAATGCGCCACCAATTGCGCCCATTAATGGATTTGTAATTAATTGGCGTGTTACAAGTCTTAATATATCTTGTAATACACTTTGTAAAACATCTGATAACTTTTTGCCAGCAACAACAGCATCCTCAAATGCGCTGGTAAATGTCATACCAAGATCCTTAACTAACTGTTGAGATGTATCTAATGCTTGATTGCGTAAACGATAGTTTTCCATCTCTCTGGCTATTAAATCATCTTGAGCATCACCTTGCTCATTATTTAGCTGTATTTGCTCTAGTTTTCTTTCATGTGCAATTCTAGATTGTTCTAATGCTCTGGCTCTATCATTTATAATAAGACTGGCATTTAGATCCTCATTCTCTCTTTGCAATTCCTCTGACATAGAGGTGTAATTAGCAGACATCTTATCGGCATAATCTTGATTCTGTTTTAAATTCTCATCAAATATTTCAGACTCATTTTGCAGACCTTGATCAAATGCGGCACGATCAGCCGCCTCAAAATCTAATGATTTAGCCAGATCAAGATTGCTTTGCGCTAACGCTCTATTTTCTTTTGTAATTTTTTTATTATGATCTAACTTATCTTGCAATACTTGGATGTTAGTTCTTTCACCATCTACCAACTCTCTAATACTGGTTAATAATTCACGGTTTGCCTTTTCCACCTCACTTGCCGTAGATGCCGCCTCTTTATTTTTACGAGCAGTTTCCTCTTGTTGTTTGTGCAATTTATCTACATCAACGACTTGCACTGTTGCATTGAAATTTGGTGCAATTTGAGTCTGTGGAGTTATTGCACCAGTACCACCTATGCGTGATCCATAAGTAATATTTAACTTTTTCTCTAATTCTAAAACTCGTTTGAGTCTTTCTTCCTCTCGTAAACCTAAAGCACCTTTTTTGCTTAAATAGGCTAAATTCTGCTCATCTAGTAGTTTTTGTTGTTCTGGATTGTATGTTTTTTGTGATGGGAAAAGACCTCTAGCTTTTTCCATAGCCGTAGTCAATGCGTTTAATGATCCAGTAAGTACATCAGTAATACCACTTTGTTGAGCAAATCCACCTACAACTAATTTAATTTGTTCCCAGAAGTTAGTCCATGCACCAGAGATTGTTTTAATATCCTCGGCTTGTTGTAGCAATTTATCATTTAGGGTTTTATCACCAAATGCTTTTTGCAACTCTTGAGCAGTAATCTTGCCCTCGCCAGCCAATGCCTTTAATTGACCTTGTGGCACTTTCATTGATTCAGCTAATACCCTCATCAAGTTTGGCGCACTTTCAGCCATTGTTCTGTACTCATCACCAGCTAAAGTGCCAGATGCAAATGCTTGAGATAATTGCAACATGGTTGCGGCTGTTTCATTAGCACTTTTACCAGTTACTTTTAATGCTAATGCCACATTTTCTGTTATTAGTTTTAATTGATCTTGTGATGTACCAGAGTCTCTCAATGCGTTAGCAAAACGGGCATATACAGTAGCAACTGACGCAATGCTTACCTGTGCAATTCTGGCAATCTCTTTAGAGTTAGATAGGGCTTGATTGAATTCCTCGGTAGAGGATGTGGCAACTTTTAATTGAGCAATATACATGGTTTGCTCATCAGCAATATCAGCAAATACTTTTAAGCCTTGAACTGCAACATAGGCTTTTGCTAGACCGCCAACAGCACCAGATAATACATTAGCATCAGAACTGGCTTTCTTTGAACTGGTACTCATACCAGCTAGTGATTCATTGGTTTTTTTCGCAGAATTGCTTAGATTATCAAGATCCTTAGATGCTGTCTTAACTTGAGAAGTATCAACTTTAAAGCCTAAATTTAGAATATCAACAGCCATCATTTATCCTTTTGCATTTCCGTTAAAGCGGTACTATCAAGTAGGCGTATTAGATCAATTTCCCATTCCGACATTATAATGCCATAAAGTTTACAAAATGAATAAATCTCTTGGAAACTGATAGGATTAATAGCCATCCCAGATGATCTAGTGCCATGCAGTTTAACAAACCATGCCCAGATATAAAACAGCGATTGTGGGATATCTGGAATACCCCATTTTTCTCTTGGAATATTCGCAGATATGTAATGTTGCCGAATGGTATGCTTACCATCCCCACTAATCTTATTTAACGCAAATTCAGCCTTGCAATACTCTAGTAACTCGCTTACAAGGCTTTCGTGAAATTTCCTGCGTTATCGCTTTCCTCAATGATCTGATCAACAAAATGCGGATTACTTAATAACACTGTTTTTAATAATTCAGCACTAAACTCTTGTTGTACATTTTTCCAGCCTATTACACGAATAACAGCACCTTGTACATTTTGCTCACGCAACTCATCAATTGATTTTTGTTCTGGCTCTTTACCTTTACGCTTTGCAATTTCAATCTCACGCTGATATTCAGAGAATATCTTTTTAGACCATTTTTGCACTGGCTCTGCATATTTGCCATAGATAGTAAATACTATTCCTGTATCTTGACCATCAGCAGATTTCATTTCAAGATCATAGCCTTGCTCTGAATCCTTGATTGCATTAAATGAGGTAATATCAATTTGTTTCATGTTAAGCCCTTTATCGCCCAATTTGAGAAGTCATACCAGAGTAGAGGGCAACTACCTTTTCGCTTTCGCTAGGCATGACTAAACCGTTATAGTGTTGTATCTTGGATTTGAATTGTAGTAGGTGTTACGCCTACGGCAGATCCAGTGTATTCAAGAGCAACGCCACTGAATGACAAGATAACTACATTCTCACCATCATTAGTAGATGCAGATCCAATTTTTACTCTTGGCATATGAATTGCAAACGCATTAGTATTATCGGCACTGGTTAATACATAAGTAAGGCTAATCTCTGTTTCATCATTAAAATAGTTCAATATAGTTGTATCTTGGAATATGGCAGAACCCTCAACAGTAACAGCAACTTTGCCCCTTGATTTAGCACCAATTGAGTTAGATCCAATTACAGCAGTTTGTTGTATGCCATTATCTAATGAAATATTTAAACCAGTAATTACGCCATTGACAGTACCATTGACTAGCATTATGCCATCTGGTGAAGCATAGATGCCTTCGCCAGTAATAGCAGTAGGGCTTGTAAAGTAAGCACTAGAAGTTACAGGATCAGCATCTTTACCCATAAAGCCAAAATCAATAGTAGCCATAGCATTTGGTTGTAAGGCAATAGCCATTGAGTTCACTTGCTGACCAGTAAATGTGCGAGATGTTGGTACATCTGGATACCATTCCTCAACTGTAAAACTATCATCTGTATGAGAAGTTGTAGGCACAAAAGTTTTTTTACCTTTTTCAGCTAGTGTTACAGATGCACCAGCCGCCACAATCACTTGAGTTTGACCTGCTAATGGGCTAACTGTTAAAACAGTAGCAGACATGGCAGTAATAACAAACAAGCCGTTATTACCAGCCGCTACGAAACCACTTGAGTTGATCACATTACCTACGGCAAAACCGTCAGTAACAAATGAGCCAGCAGAGCGGACAAATGTACCAACTGTTGCAGAGATGGTAATAACAGCACCAGTAGTAGCACCAACTACAAAATCTTTACGCACTGCGGCTTGGATAAATTCCTCATAAGCACTGCCAGACAATTCACCGCTAATAGAGCCACTAGATTTACGAGTGCCATGACGCATATCTCGCATTTGTTGAGATGGTAAAATCTCGTTTGAGTTATATGTATCTTTTTCTAACTGGAATGAGCCAGTTACTCTGCGGTAGTAAGATGCCGCAGATGCGGTTGCTTTAGTACCCCATGTCGTTTCTTTTTTAGCTACGAGTAGCTTATTTATGCCTTGTGCTGTTGCCATTTTGACTTCCTTTCAAGTTAAGCCCGCAAATGGGCGATAAATGCCTTTTACGGCTTACTACGGGATTATTTCCGCAAAATAGTTAATGGAAATAGGTAAAATATAATTTTTCTCATCTTGTATTGCAGATCC